GTTATGTACAATGCCAGTATCACCTACAGCATTTACTCCGGCAATAAACTTTACTAATAACTCTGTTTTTTGTAAATTAGTATTTTTTGCCGGAACTGATTTTAAGTAACTAACTACTTTCATTTAATATATTCCAAGCAGTACCGTTTCGTATTTCGGCTGATGTAAATTGACAATAACTTAAATGTCTTGCTAATGCTATTTGTGTATCTCGATTAGGAATATTTAAATTTTCAATTTGTGATATACTATTATTACATACTGACGTTGCAGCGTTTGGAGCAAGTGCAATAGCAGGAACACCAAACAAAAATGCTTCAGTTGCGGCAATACTATTGTAGGTAACTAGACAATGAATACCCTTTGATAAAGCATTATATATAGTATCATCAGTAGTCCTATCCGAACGGCTAGAAGGTTTTTTGCGGATTATAATTTCTTTATTTGTGTATTTTTTAATTTCTGCAATAGTATTTTTCATCCAATCATCTAAGTTTTGATTGTAGTATTTCATTACTTTTTCACTAGGTGGACATACTAAAATTTTATTTCCAGTTTTATGGTTACCTATGGTTAAATTTAATCTTTCTAGTCTATCACCCGGACGTTCAATTAACGGGGATGTATTTTGTAAACCATTTTTTGTTATTCTGTGATACTCCTTTCTAACAGACGGTTGAATATACCCTGTGTCAATAGCATAAAACTCTCTATTTTGGTCAGCACAAATTTTAAGTGCTTTTTGACTTTTGCCGCCTAAGCCTCGAATTACTAAAGTAGTATCATCTTTATTTTTATAATCCCATACTCCAATACTGCCGCCCGAACCGAAAATAAAGTCTTCCAAATAAGGATCATACGCACCTTTTTTAGAGTTATAATCTTCCCTACCGTCGGCTACTGCTGCTACTTTTATTCCCATTTCTATCTCCGTTAATTCTTTTAATTTGTCTTTAGTCTTATATACTGTTTCATTAGAATCTATTAAATTTTTTAAAAACAACTCAACTAACATTTTTTTCTGCGGAGTTAGTGACAAATCTTTAATTTCTACAGGCTTACTTAACTGTGTTTCTAGCCGCTTGATGGTAAGTTCCGAAATATTTTCTTTTACTTTATAATATTCATAATTATATTCGCAGTTTTCATATTTTTCAAACCAAGGGCCTCCTTCTGTGTAGTGTAAAAACTTAGGCTTGCCATCTTTAGGTTCTTTATACCATCCTACTAACCAATTCCATTCGTGACTTAATTTACCTACTTCATTGTCGAGAAGCCAACTAAATCTGTGTAGATATGCACCGCTAATAGTTTCAGTATTAACTAATTCTTTGGTTAATTTTATATTGCTAGGATGTCCACAATTAACTAGCATCATACTTGACCAATTCTTGCGTGGATAAACAGTTTGCACTTGTCCGTCCATCTTAGTGCCTTCTTTAGGAGTATAGTCGTGCTGGGCACACATAACAGCATATTTGTCATTTGCTTGTGCAAATAGATTAGCAACGTCTTCTAATGCTACAAAGTCGCAGTCTATGAATAATGCCCATCCGTCGAACTCTGTAAGTTCTGGTAATAAAAATCTTGTAAAAGTAAATTCTGTACTAGCTAATTTATCTTCGTCGCGCCAATACATATCTGTTTTACGTAATGTTTTTTGCTTTAACGGAATAATTTCTACAGGAACACTTGTAGTATCTAATATACTTTGACGTGCTACTTGATAAGCAATTTCTTCTCGGCTGTCCCAACCAATAAAGATTTTTAAAGGTTTAATTTCTTCGTTCAATGTCTTCCTCCACACAATTTGTGCCGTATTGTATTTCTACTAATTTTAAATCTGTATCGTGTTCGTTAGCAAGTTGATGCCATTGGCCTACAGGTATATGCAACGACTTGTGTTGTTTAAATACTCCGTGTAATTCAACATCTGAACTACTATCTAAAGTATATACTGTTGCTGTGCCTTCTGCAATAAACCAATGTTCCGAACGTTCTCGGTGTCGTTGCATACTAAGTTTGCCGCCAGGTGGTACTGCTAATTCTTTTACTTTAGTATGTTTATTGTATTCGTGTATCACTCTATAATATCCCCACGTTCTTTCAGTCTTAGGCGCTTTCCACTCTTCTAGTATCCAGCTCGAACTGTTAGCTTTGTTTTCTCCACCGACACCAAATACAAACTCTACACCTTCAACAGCCATCTCAGGAATGTTTTCAGAGGTTCGGTCGCCGCCATTGGCAAATATTATTTTATCGTTGGGGTAGTGTGCTTTAACTTGTTTTATAAAATTTATAGCAGAATCATCATCGTCCATAAATGTAAAAACTTCGTCTACCATTTGTAAGTTGTTTACAATGCATAGGCGTTCATTCCAAGGCATAAATGCTTTACCTTTTTTACGCTCTAACCATTCGTCTGAATTTAGGCCAACGATTAATCGATCGCCGAGCAGCTTTGCTTCTTTAAAATATTTAATATGACCGCTGTGTAGTGGGTCAAATCCACCTGTGACTAATACTACTCTATTCATAAAGATATTTACTTACTACCATCCAAAGATGTAGTCCTTTCTGACATTAGTTAGTTCTTTCGCACCTAATGATTTTAAGTATGTACCTGCATTGTAATTTGTATCTGCGTGTTGTTCGCAAACAATGATAGGCTTATATTTTAATATTGTTTCTGTAGCGCCTTTAAGTACTTCTAACTCGTGACGTTCGCAATCAATTTTTAGTAAATCAAATTTAGGTAAATCTAAGTCGTCCATTCGTTTAATTTCAATACTACCTGTGCCGACTTCACTAACAAAACTTCCACCAGTGTTTTCACTGTCATAAATCATTTCAACTACGTCATTTACACTACCGAGCGCAAACTTATTAATGTCAACAGACAGCCCTGCAACATTACGTTCTAGACAACTATACACTTGTTCTAAAGGCTCAAATGCAATCACCTGATTAAATTTTTCAGTAAGTGGCTTTGCCCATAGGCCTACATTTGCTCCAACATCAATTGCTAGATCAAAATTAGTAACATACTTATATGCAACATCTCTCACATCGTCTTGGTATTGTGCAGGGCCGCCATTACGTATGCGTTTAGTAATTAGCCGTTCAAAATGATTATCACTGTCTGGCATCCAATAATTATATACTTGTTTCATACAACACCAATTAAAGCATTCTTGCTTCCTATATTATCTAATTCTTTATAACCGTATTTTGATAGTATATCTAATACTGAACTTTTAGGAAACCCATATCTAGATTCGTGCCCTTTTCTTTCGTAAAGAATAACAGGCAAATACTTTTTAATTGTTTTTAACCCACCTTGAATAATAAACGGTTCGAAGCCTTCGGCATCTATTTTAATAAAGTCTACATTATCAAAATCAAAACTATCTAGTGGTTTTACTAATACTTTATTACTATCGTGATTTAAGTTTACGTGAGTAGAAAATGTACTTTGTGGATTAAAGTTTAAAGACACTATTTGTTCTTTGTCTCCAATTCCGCAATCGTAAATGTCAATATTTTTTAAGTTAAACTTTTTAGTATTCATTTTAAAGCATTTGTTAATATCGGAAACAATTTCAAATGCTGAAACTTTTTCAAACACTTTAGACATATTAGCAGACATTATCCCATAGTTAGCACCGATATCAATTCCGTGTCTAAAGTGGTTGCAATACAATAGTGCATTGTCTAACTGATCTTTTTGATAATCTAAAATGTCATTTATTTTAGATCTTTTAAAAGCTCGCTTTAAAGTTTTATCGCCTTTTAAAACGTGCCAATTAAATATTAAATCAGTTTCTATCATTTTTTGTTACTCCTTTGATTACGAAGCGTCTCTTTTCGTTGACGTATTTCTGCGCTTTCTTTTTCCCACCAATCATCGTCATAGTTATAAGCATATTGTCGAAGTTTAGCATTCATCTTTTTTGCCATTTCAAATGCTTCCTCGAGCTTAATTTCTACTTCAGTACGGCGACTATCTTCAGGAATTAATTCAATAATTATATCGTATATTTCTCTGTGAACTTCGCATATTGTTCTTTTCTTTTGACTTTTTAATGATTTAAATCCGGCCATTTAAGTTCCTTATAGACTTGCGTCTTCCAGTTTTGATATAATGTTGTTTGCATAAAGGTTCTCCGCTAGTATTTATGTACGTAGTTTATTTAAGAAAAGTAATAAGGTTTAAGTCTATTCCAGGCAACCCCCGATTTATGCTCATTAAAATAATATTGTGTCCAAGCTAGATCATATAACCATTGCTCTCGTGGTATATCTAATTTGGGGTTTTCTAAATACGATAAATTAGGTTGGCATACTGGCCAAGACATTGCAGTGTCATCTAATGCAAATGTAGGAATACCTAAACACGCACTTTCAATAAGGGTATTACTAGTTGTTCCAACTACTGCCCAGGCGTTGTCAAGGTCTTTTTGTAGTCCTCTCCCGCCGTTTGCAATTGTGTCTGTATCGTAATTAGTAGTATGCGATACGTTGGGTATTCCTTCTTTTGCTGCAATACCTGCAGCTATTGATCTACTTTTGTTTGCTTTTGGATGTCCTCTAAGAACAATAGGCATATCAGTATGCTTGCGTATATGCTTTAAGCAATCAACTACGTAATTCCAATAATTATTCCCCCAAATTTTATGTACTTGTTCTAAACTACTGTCATTGGGCTTTTGTAAAATGAATAATATGTAATCACCCTTTGCTCTCCAAGGCTTTATTTCTATGTTTTGGTCTTTTTGTATTTGGTTAAATCTATCTGGTGGGCTATTTTCATTACAAAATATTCCCTGTCGCATAAAATGATTCCATCCTACACGTTGCATATACAAAGGATTTTTATCTTGTAATGATGTTGTGCCTCTACGAAATACAGGACTTTCATATACTAAAAAAGGTTTGCCTGATTCTTTAATAAAATCATATTGATCTTTGTATTCTATTAGATGATCTTTATATATGTTAGTTTGCATATATCCATCAGCACTCTTAACTAATGGATCATCTAAATTTTCTACTATCTTAAAATTAGGTAAGTTGGGAACAAATAATAAATTTTGATTATCAAAGCTGCCTTTTATGCCAACTATTAACGGCTCGTTAGATGCTGGCATCTTCCATCCCAGCAACTCTGAGCTTCACGACATTAGTTATTTGCCATTGTTTTTGATCGAGTCCTTTTAGTAAACCTAACCATTTGTTACGCATTAGGGCAAACTCGTTAATAATCTTTTCGTAGTCAACAACGTCTGCCTCACCGTCTACGTATTTTTCAACGTCACGGCTTGACAGAGCTCGTTGATAGTTTTCAAGATATTTCTTAAAGTACGAGCTACGCAATCTACGTAGCTCGATATTTAAATAGTTTAGTATAGCTTCGATCTCTTTTAACTGAT